TTCCATCTTTAAATGCAACACTTCGTCTTAGTGTCCATGAACCATTCCGTCAAAGGATCATCATGAACTATGAGATCTCTGGCTTTACCAAAGAAGAAGGCAGATCTTATATCCTCGAAAAGCTTCAGGGAGCAGGTGCTACAAGAGCCATTTTTGAAGATGCGGCGCTTGAAGCCGTCCTGAATGCATCCGATGGGACGCCGCGCGTCATTAACAATCTATGCAACAGCTGCCTGTTGATTGGTGACTCTAAAAAGAGCGACATGATCACAGCAGAGACCGTCATGCAGGCAATTAACAATAATGAGATTTAGCAGCAAAAGCAGGGTAACCTGCTTTTTTGCATTTCCTCCGATCTGTGAATTTGCTTCAATTTTTATAACGATCAGATAACTTGCTGATGTTGGTGCAGACAATCTGCGGATGTGCGGCATGCAAAGTCTAAATCAGGCGCATTTAATCTGCATGGAGCTGGTGCATCTAATTCGCTGGACAACAACATGGCTTACACGGGCAATGCCGCGGCATGCAAAGTCTAAATCAGGCGCATTTAATCTGCATGGAGCTGGTGCATCTAATTCGCTGGACAACAACAAAGGGCGAAAGCATCAAGTTTAACACGCCAGACATTGAGGCGGATTTTACCGCAAGGAAAAAAGACGGACGCTGGAAAGCCGACTTTGTAGGCACAGAGAACAGCGACGCAGCTAAAACATGGTTTACGGAAGTGCCAGAACCAGCAGAAACGATACCCACAGTATAAAACAGAATAAAAGGGAAAGGAGAAAAGGCGCAGCGCATGGCTGCGCCTTAATTTGTTGATATGAGCGCAATTAAAGACGGTGGCTATACAGTAACGCTGAAAGGGAAAGAGTACAGACTTCTTTTTACCCTTAACGCACTGGACGAAATTCAAACGAAATTCGGCGGCTATGACAAGCTGGGCGAGGCTTTTAACCAGAGTAACCCAGACTGGGTAAAGGATACAAAATGGCTACTTACAATGCTTATCAATGAGGGGCTTTTAGAAGAGGACGAGAACGCCCAGCTTTTCACAGAGCAGCAGATAGGCAGGCTGATACATATGGGAAATCTGGCAGAGGTACAGCGGGCTATTTTTGCGTCGTTTGCAGCAGGCACGGCAGGCGATGGAGAGGGCAGCAGGGATACCGAAGCAGAGGACGACGAAGAGGCGGGGGAAATGAAAGCCGTGCAGGAAAGCTAGATACTGCACGGCTTTTGTATATCGCTATGGTGCTGCTGGGGTATAGGGAGCGTGAGGCGTGGAGAAAAACGCCGTACCAGATTGTAACCCTATTCAGATACCATAAGGAATATAACCCGCACATTTTTAGGCAGGAACGGGCAGCAGTACCGCAGGCAGCAGAGGGACTGGACGACATTGACATAGCGTTAGGGGGACTGTAAAAAATGGCTGACAGAAATGTAAATATGACAACCAGAGTAGGCATAACCGGAGAGAAAGAATATAAAGAAGCCTGCAAAGATATAAACAAAAACCTTGCGCTACTCAATTCGGAAATGAAACTTGTAACGGCTGAATACAAGGATAATGCAAACAGTATTGAGGCGTTAAAGGCTAAGCAGGAGATTTTACAAAAGACGTATGACGAGCAGGCTAAAAAGGTTGAGGCGGCTAAAAAAGTATTACAAGAATATCAAAACGCTGAAAACCAAAATGCTGATGCAATCCAAAAAGCACAGAAAGAGTTAAATTACCAAAGAACAGCTTTAGAAAATACAAATAATGCTTTAAAAGAAAATGCAAGACAGCAGCAGGAGGCAGAAAAAGCAACCAGCGCAGCGGTATTAGCCCAAAAGCAATATGAAGAACATTGCAAGCAGATAAACGAAAATATAACGCAGCTATCATCTGAATTAAAAGTAGTGGCAGCAGAGTACAAAGGAAACGAAACCAGCGTAGAGGCGCTAGGAAAAAAACAACAAATTTTAGCAAAAATCTTTAATGAGCAGGGGATAAAGCTAAATGAAACCGAAGAGGCGCTAAGAAAGTGCAGGGAAGAAAACGGGGAATACAGCGAAGAGGCAAGAAAGCTAGAAACAGAGCTTAACAACCAACGGGCTGCGCTTTTTGATACGGACGCTGCTTTGCAGTCTGTAGAAAACGAACTTTCAGAGGGCGTGCAGGCGCAGCGCCAGTATGAGGCGGCTTGTCAGGGGATAGATAAAAACTTATCCCTTTTGGGCGCAGAATTGCAGGAAGTAAACGCAAAGTATAAAAACAATGCGGACAGCGCAAAAGCCGTGGCTGAAAAGCAGGAAGTCCTTAAAAGGACATATGACGAGCAGGCAAAAAAGGTAGCGGAAACGGAAAGAGCCTATGAAAGTATGGTGCGCCAGTATGGGGAAACCAGCAGCGAGGCTAAAGAGCTTGAAACGCAGCTGCACAACGAAAGAGCCGCCCTATACGACGTGGAAAACCAGCTTGCAGAAACCGAGCAGGGGCATAACGGGCTTGCATCTGCTATGGGAAATCTGGGCGGCATTATGGCGAAAGGAATAGCGGCAGTGGGGGCGGCTGCGGCTGCAATCGGCACGGCGGTAGTGGCAGGGCTGGGCTATGCCGTAAGCCAAGCGGACGAGGCAAAGGGCGCTTTAAATGATTTCTGCGCAGCCACGGGGACGGCTACAGAGGACGCAGGGCATTACAAGCAAGTTATGGAGAATATCTATAACGCAAATTTTGGCGAGGGATTTGAGGACATAGCGGCAGCTATGGCAGAGGTACGGCAGCAGGCAGGCGACTTAGGGGCAGACGAGCTGGAAAAAATGACGACCAACGCATTAGCGCTGCGGGATACGTTTGATTTTGACGTAGCGGAAAGCACCAGAGCCGCCACACAGCTTATGCAGAAATTCGGTTTATCCTCTGACGAGGCGTATAACCTTATTGCGCAGGGCGCACAGAACGGGCTTAACAAGAACGGGGATTTGCTGGACGTTATCAACGAATACAGTAACCAGTATTCGCAGGCAGGGCTAAGCGCAGAGGATATGTTTAACTCTATCGCTAACGGCGCTGCTACTGGCGTATGGAGCATAGACAAAATGGGCGACGCTTTTAAGGAATTTAGTATCCGCATGAATGACGGGACGGCAAACGAATACCTTACAAGTCTGGGGCTTAATGCAGACGAGGTAGTAGGGAAATTCCAAAAGGGCGGCGACAGCGCAAAAGAGGCTATGAGCCAAGTAAGCGAGGCGCTTAAGAACTGCGACGACAAGAGCCTACAGTATACGGCGGGCGTGGGCTTAATGGGTACTATGTGGGAAGATATGGGCGCTGATGCCTGCACGTCGCTTATGGACGTTGAGGGGCAGATAAGCAAGACCACGGACGCTATGGGGAAGATTAACGCCGTAAAATATGACACATTTTCAGAGGCTATGCAGGGCGCAGGCAGGATACTACAGACCAGCTTTATTATGCCGATAGGCGAGCAGGCGCTACCGATTTTCAGCCAGTTTGCAAACGAGCTGGCGCAGGGTGCGGCAGAGGCGGGCGGCGATATGGGGAAAATGGCGCAGAGCTTTGGCGACGCATTAGGAAACATGGTAAACGGGCTGGCAGAAATGCTGCCACAGATTACCAGCTTTGCCGTAGAGCTTGTAAGCGGGCTTGTGGACGGCATTGTAGAGAGTGCGCCAGCAATCGTGCAGGCGGGCGTAGGAATGATTACGGGGCTTGCGGACGGCATTGTAGAGGCGATACCGACGCTGGCAGAGAGCGCAACAGAGATAATAGCAACGCTGATTAACGGCATTGTAGAACTGATACCGACGCTGGCAGAGGGCGCAGTACAGATTATTGCGGGGCTGGCAAAAGGGCTGGGGGAGGCACTGCCAGAGCTGATACCAAGCGTAATAGACGCAGTGCTTACCATAACGGAAACGCTGATAAACAACGTGCCTATGCTGATAGACGCAGCCTTACAGCTTGTAACGGGGCTTGCAGACGGGATTATAGCGGCGCTGCCAGTCATCATAGAGAGGCTGCCGCAGATTATAACCAGTATAATAAATGCGCTGGTAGAGGGCATACCGCTTATTTTGGAGAGCGCAGGCGACATTATAGTAGCGCTTGTGGACGGCATTATAGATGCAATTCCGCTGCTTATAGCGGCAGTACCACAGATTATTGTAGCCATTGTAGAGGGGCTTATAACGGGGCTGCCTAAAATTGTGGCGGCAGCGGGGCAGCTTGTGACGACGATTTTAAACAAGCTAAAGGAGCTACCAACACAGATACCGCAGGCGATAGCGGCAGGCATAGAAAAAATAGCCGAGTGGGGCGCAAGCATGAAAGAAAAAGGCGGCACAGTCATTACAGAGTTTGTAACAAAGGTTATAGACGTTGTAAAGGAACTGCCGCAGAAAATCTGGAACGGTATAGTAGATGCCGTTACCAGAGTAGCCACATGGGGCTTGAATATGCAGGAAAAAGCCAAAGAGGTAATGAACACAATGCTTACAAATGTTGTAACCATTGTGAAAGAAACGCCGCAGAAAATCTGGAACTGCATAGTAGATGCCATAAACAAAGTAGCCACATGGGGCTTGAATATGCAGACCAAAGCGAAAGAGGTAATGAACACAATGCTTACAAACATTGTAACCATTGTGAAAGAAACGCCCGCTAAAATCTGGAACTGCATCATAGGTGCAGTTACCAAAGTGGCTACATGGGGCGCAAACATGGTGGCAAAAGCGAAAGAGGTAATGAACACAATGCTTACGGGCATTGTAACCATTGTGAAAGAAACGCCCGCTAAAATCTGGAACTGCATCATAGGCGCAGTTACCAAAGTGGCTACATGGGGCAGCAATATGCAAACCAAAGCCAAAGAGGTAATGAACAGCATGGTTACTGGCATTGTGAACATTGTAAAAGAAGTGCCGCAGAAAATCTATAATAGCATTTCTGCCGCAATATCCAAAGTAGCCCAGTGGGGTACAGAGGTAAAAAATAAAGCGGTAGAGGGTATGAGGAATTGCGTAAACGGAATTGTGAGTGCTTTTTCTAATATTGGCAGCTCTTTTGCCAACATAGGCAGTAACATAGTACATGGTATCTGGAACGGCATAAGCAACGGGTGGAGCTGGTTAAAAGACAAAGTTTCCAGCCTTGCAAACAGCCTGCTAGATGCGGCAAAGAGCGCTTTAGGGATTGCCAGCCCGTCAAGGAAATTTAGGGACGAGGTAGGCGTATTCATGGCGCAGGGTATCGGCGTGGGCTTTTCTGATGAAATGGGGAAAGTAAACAAGCAGATTGAGGACAACATACCGCAGGAGTTTGATATAGGCGCAAAAGTCAATGTAGACAAAGATTTTACGTATGACTGGGACGGCGACGGAAACCCGAAAAAGCCAAAGCCGAAAGGCGGCGGGGCAGCAGGCGGCTTTACCGTGATACAGAACATTTACGCAAATACAACGGATTACGCAAAGCAGCAAAAAGAGGCTGCAAGGCAATTCAGAATGATAGCAAGGACGGTATAGGGCATGGAAAACGAAAAGCTGATATTTACAAATTCACGGGGCGAGAGCCTAGAGCTGGGGACGGACAGTATATTTTTCTGCAACGTAAGCAAGGACGTAGGCGGCATAGCGGGCGTTACGAATGTCATTTACAGCACAAACAGCATGGGGCAGCACGGCGACACATACGTAGGGCAGCGCATAGAGGCACGGGATATGGATATTTTAGGGCATATCAACACACGGGACAAGGCGCAGGCATTACAGCTGCGCCGCCAGATGCTTAAAATACTTAACCCAGAGCTGGGCGGCACTCTGACTTATGAATATGGCAGCTTTAAGCGTGTGATAAATTGCAGGACGTTTGGAGAGCCGAAGATAGAGAGAAAAAGCGTGCTGTATGAATTTGCTTTCCAGCTAGAGTGCCTTAATCCGTTCTGGCGTGAAGAGGACGAAACGAAAGAGGATATAGCAAGCTGGGTGGCTGCGTGGCATTTTCCCTGCGTGATTGACAAGGACGACAGCAAGAGCATGATATTTGGGTACAGAGCCGAGAGCGTGATAGTGGACTGTTATAACGAGGGCGACGTATCAACGGGTATGCGCATACGGTTTACGGCGCTGGGGACGGTAAGCAATCCTATACTGCTAAACGTGGATACAGAGGAATTTATACAAGTAAATGCAGTAATGCAGACGGGCGACGTAATAGAGATTAACACGAAATACGGCAGCAAGGGTGCTAAGCTGATACGGGACGGGAAAGAAACGGACTATTTCCGCTATATCGACGTAGACAGTACCTTTATGCAGCTTGCCATAGGCGACAATAATTTTCGGTATGATGCAGCAGGCGGCGTAAATTCGCTGGAAGTGGCGATATTCTACAGCAAGGAATTTTTAGGAGTGTGACGGCATGGAGATTAGGGTATTTGACAAGATGGTAGAGCCGCTGGGGGCGATAGACGAAATGGCAAGCCTGCTATGGCACACGAAATACTTTGACGTGGGTACATTCAGCCTGCTTGCGCCGATTACGGACAATAACAGCCGCCTACTGGCAGAGGGAAACATACTTACCAAGCACGACGGCAAAAAGGAAGTACAGACCGCAGACGGCGGGATATGGCGCAGGGCGGCGCAGATTACCTACGTACACATAACAAAAGACGAGAACGGGCTAGAGCAGTTAGAGGCGCAAGGCTATATGTTGAGCCGCTGGCTTAACAAGCGTTGCATCTGTCCGCAGATTGTGGCGACAGCCACGAACCAGAGCATTATAAACACAATGGTAACAAAGAACTGCGGCAGCGGGGCGGGCGCAAAGCGGCGTTTCCCGCAATTTGTTATGCTGCCGCAGGATACAATAGCGGGCAGCAGCGTTGAGTACGCAAACGAGGTATACGCAAAGCTGGGGCAGGAAGTAAAGGCGAGGGCGCAGGCTGGCAAGCTGGGCTATGACATTCTGGTAAACGAAAGAGAGAAGAAATACGGCTTTTATCTGTATAAGGGCAAAGACCTTACGGCGGCAAACAATGACGGTAACACGCCCTGCATATTTTCCCGTGACTTTGACAACGTGAACGAGCAGGAGTACACAGCCAGTATAGAGAACTGCGGGAACTTTATCTATGTGCAGGGGGCGGCAGACGACAACGGCAGCCAGCCCGTAGTTACCGTGGACGGAGAGGGCGCAGCGGGCTTAGAACTGGAAGAGGTTTTTTGTGATGCCACGGACATAGCAAGGAAGTACCAGAGCGGGGAAACAGAGGTAGTAATACCGCTTAATACATATCTGGCTATGCTGCGGACGAGGGGCGGCGCAGAGCTGGAAAGCTACGGGAAAACCATAAACTTTGTAAGTACCATAAACACAAATTCTAACTTGAAATTCAAGAGCGATTTTGATTTAGGCGACCGTATCACTTGCAAAGAGGAAAAGTGGGGGATACAGATAGACGCACGCATAACAGAAGTGACAGAAACGTACCAGAAAGGCGAGGAAACCATAGAGGCGACTTTTGGGGACAGCCTGCCTACGCTGGTAGACCAGATAAGGAAAGTGAGGTAGAGGGAATGGCAGACAGTTTACCGTTTAACGCCATAAAGGTAGATGGAGAATTTGACAGGGTATTTAAAGCCGAGGACTGGGCGTGGTATTTTGCCACGTTCTTAGCAAGCGGCGTATTCCCAAAGCCGAGCGACGGGCTGCAAGTAGTGGCACATAGCGGCATGGAAGTAAGGGTAAATATGGGATACGCCTTTATAAACGGGTACGCTTTTAGAAACCCAGCAAGCAAGGGCGTAATGTTGGATAGGGCAGAGGGGGCGCAGAATAGGGTAGACAGAGTGGTAGTGCGCTGGGACTTAGTGCTGCGGGACATTTACATAGACGTGCTTAAGGGCGTGCCGTCTGCAAAGCCAGTGGCAGCAGCCTTAACCCGTAATACGGAAGTCTGGGAGCTGGCGCTTGCAGACATTTACGTAGGAAAGGGCGTAACAAAGATACTGACGCAGAACATCACAGACCAGCGTTTTAATAGTGCCGTCTGCGGCATTGTAGTAGGGACGGTAAAGGAAATAGACGCAAGTGTACTTACAAAGCAGTTTACGGACTTTTTTAATACCTACAGCGCAGCCGTGCTGGACGAGTTTAGCGTATATAAGCAGAACATGGAAAAGTACCTTACAGAGCTGGCGGGTATATATGAAAGTTACGTAACCCAGACAGAAAGCCTTTTTACGCAGTACGAAAGCCAGTTTAACGAGCGCTACACAACGTTTGAGAACACATTGAACAACTGGGACGAAGAGCTTTTGAAAGCCTATACTGCTTTTATGGCAAATATGCAGCTTTTCCAGACAGAGGCGCAGAATGATTTTAACGCATGGTTTGAGGCTATCAAGGGGCAGCTGGGGGAAGATGCGGCAGGGCAGCTACAGCTTGAAATAGACGGGCTTACGGCAGCAGTGCAGGAGCTTACGCAGGCGGCAGCAGCAGGAACGGCAGAAACCAAAGAGGCGCTTAAGGGGCTGGAAGAGCGGGTGAAAAGGATAGAAAGCGGCTGGGGCATTGATTATAAGCACGACGCAGTATTAGGGCTTTGCTACATGGGCGCAGCCTACATGAGCCAGCATTACGAAAGAGAGGTAGACACGGCAGTATTAGGGCTTGCTTATGCGGGCAATTCCTATCTTGCAAATACATTTTAGGAAAGGTGGCAGACCATGAAAGGATTTCCAAAGACATTAAAGACCAAAGAGGACTATTACAACTGCCTTGCTATGGTGGCGGCTGGGGAGCTGGCGGCGGCTGATTTGCTGGCAAAGATTGAGAGCGCAGAGGCGCAGCGCTACATACAGTGCGCAGTAGCAGAGGCGCAGCCAGAAAAGAAAGCCGTAACGCTTATTTACTGCGACGAGGCAGCAGTAGGCATGAAGTTTACGGCGGGCGGCGTATCTGGCACGGTGCAGGCAGTGACGCACGTACAGAGCGAAGAGGCGCAGGCGGCAGGAGAGGCGGCGAATGACCGCACGGCGCTTACACTATCTAAGGCGGTGGCGGCTGGCTGCGCCGTAATTGCGCTGGAAACGGCAGAAACCGTGGCAGGCATGACAACTGACGACATTACAGCATTGAAAGGAGTATTAAAACAGTATGAGTAGGTTAATGGTTGACGACGTGACAAAGACCGACGCAAGGGCGCTTTTGAACGTAAACAAAATGGCTATGATTAGCGACATTGTAGCGCCCAGCAACGAGTATATGTACGCCAGCGGCGCAAACGAGCTGACGGTAGTAGAGGGCTGCGTTATCGCAGTGGGCGGCGCTGGCATCTTTAAGACGGGAAACACAGTGCTTACGGCTGCTAATCTGGACGTGGGCAGCGCTTTTGCCGTGGGCAGCGACTACTACGTGTATATCTGCGACAGCAGGATTGATGCGGCAGACGAGCAGTATATCATTTCCCTTAATTCCACGTACCCTAATGGCTGGAACGCAAGCAACAGCCGAAAAATAGGCGGCTTTCATTACGGGCGCTGCCGTAAGGTAGACGGCAATTTGCAACCCGTGAACAGCAGCGGCGTTATCTTTGGCACTGGCTGGGAAAGCGCAGTAAGTAGCGGCATTGTGCCACGTTCCGTATGGACGCTGGGACACCGCCCGAAATGCAGCCCAGAGGGTATGGTATATCTGGGCGGCGGCACATGGGTAGACATTTACCTTGACAGCGACGACGGCGCAAAAGGCTTAAAATCCGCTTACAACTGCGCACCCGCCACGGGTACAGAGGGGCTGAATTGGTACAATTTTGTAGAGCGTCTGGCAAAGAGCGGTAAGCGCCTGCCAGATTATAGCGAGTTTTGCGCTTATGCTTTTGGCAGCCCGCAGGGGTTAGACAACGCAAATACAAACGCATGGACGGCGACCACGAACACGGGCAGGGGCGTTACGGGCAGCGTGGTTAATGCCGTTTCTGCCGTAGGCTGCGTAGATGCCGTGGGGCGTGTCTGGGAATGGCTTAACGACCTTATCACAAGGGCAGAACACGCCACAAATGCAGGTTACCACCCTACAGCAGCGTGGGGCTGGGATAAGAAAACGCCGCTTATGACGGGCGAGAAAAATTACGACGTTGGCAATATCTATCAGTATTACGCATATTCTTTGGCGGCGCTGATAGCGGGCGGCGGCTGGGCCGTTGGCGCTAATGCGGGCGCGCGTGCCGTGAATTGCGACTATTACCCGTGGTACGTCAGCGGCTACGTTGGCGGGCGTGGGGCGTGTGACTCCATGTAGACGGCGGGCGAAAGCCCAGCCGACTACTACGGGGGTGCAAAATGACGGCGCAGGCAAAAACAGACCAACTACACCAGAAAATATATGATTTCCTGCTATACATATATCCGCTGCTAAGCAAGTACCCAAAATTTGAAAAATTCAGCCTGCAAACAGCGACCAGAAACGCAATACTGGAAATGCTGCAAGAGGTAATCAAGTGGGACAAGACAGCGACAAAAAGCCATTTATACGCAGCGGATACGGCGCTACAGCAGAGTAAGGAGCTGCTACGGCTGGCAAACGATTTGAAGTATAGCGCAATGAACGCACAGCACTACGGAACAAGCAGCCGCAAGCTGAAAGAGATAGGCGTTATGCTGGGGGAACTCATAGAAGAGGTAAAAGCAAAGAAGTAATAAGAATATGGGGCAGCTGCTTACTACAGCCCTTTGGCGGCGCTGATAGCGGGCGGCAACTGGAACAATGGCGCTAATGCGGGCGCACGTGCCGTGAATTGCAACAATTACCCGTGGAACGTCAACAGCAACATTGGCGGGCGTGGGGCGTGTGACTTAGTGAGAGCATTATAGGCTTAGCGTACCTACGGAACACTAGCAAGGGAATTTAAGCAGATGCTTAACATTCTATAGTCAGAGCGGCTGTCCCGCCGTGAGGCAAAGAGAAAAAGCAGGGCTGCTGGTTAGTAGCTGCGGCGAAAGGCAGGAGCTTTATTTTGAAACGAGCAGGGTATACAACGAACCAGAGCGGCGAGCGTGTGACGCTTGCAGAGGCTATGGCTGATTATGCAAACGTGCAGAAAGCCTACAACAAAGCCAGAAAGTGCAAGCGATACCGCAAGGACGTTTTGCTATTTACCAAAGACAAAGAGGGCAATTTAGAAAAGGTGCGGGACGACATTCTAAACCTTTCCTATGAGCCAAGCGAGTACCATTATTTTAAGGTATTCGAGCCGAAAGAGCGGCAGATAATGGCGCTGCCATTCTATGACAGAGTGGTACAGCACGCCATAAACAACGTGCTAGAGCCTATATTTGACAAGCGCTTTATATCCCAGTCCTACGCCTGCCGAAAAGGCAAGGGTATGCACGCTGCATCTGATACGCTGCAAGGCTGGCTTTATGATTGGCAGAAATTCCACCCAGACGAGCCGCTTTATGCTATCAAGGCAGATATACACCACTATTTCCAGAGCATAGACCACGGCATACTTAAGGCTGAAATACGAAAAGCCATTAAGGACGCTGGGGTACTGGCGCTGCTGGATAAAATCATAGACCATAACGGCAATATGCCAGAGGGCGTAGGGATACCCGTAGTGTTGTCCAGCGAATTAGATGCACCAGCTCCATGCAGATTAAATGCGCCTGATTT